ATTATCAATTGCAAAAGTCATTGTCTGTGCAGAACCTGTAGTATCAATACCAGTTCCACCAGTTAAAGTTAATGATTGAGCATCTAAATCAACTGATTGAGAACCACCACTATCACCAGCAAAATCTAAATCTGCTCCACCTACTTGTGCATCAACATAAGTTTTAATTGCTTTAGCTGAAGCTACTGTATCATCACTTCCTGAAACAGAACTTAAATCTGTATCTACATCTGTTATTGCTGTAGCACTTCCAATAACTAAACCATCTAAAGTTACATTACCATCAAAGTATGCATCTTTAAATTGTAAAGATGAAGTACCTAAATCAATATCATTAGTAGTGATTGGAACAATTGCACCATCTTGTAATCTAAATTGTTCTACTGAACTACCACCAACATTAACATTAAATTCTAAATGTTTATTAGTAGTATCTATATTAATTTTATTTAAAGGAGTTGCTAAACCTGCATCACCTATTAATCCAATTACTGGACCATTAGCAGCAGTACCATCATGTTTGTGTCCTGTAGTATTTACAAATGCAGCTAAGAGTGCATCAAATTCATTATTAAACAATGATGCATCAATTGTATTACCATCTGCTATTGTACTTTGTCTTACATAACCTGCCATATTATCTTCTTCCTCCTGCTATAAAAGATACAAACATTCCATTAACTGAATATCCTGCATCTGTATCATTAGTAAAAAATCTAAAACTATTTGAAAATCCACTACCTGTAACTAAAACACTCTTACTTGGTAATGTTGTTGCTCCAAATACTGAAGTTCCAAATTGTGAAGTAGATGCTCCAAATAATGATGCACTACTTAAATTACCTACTGCAAATTCTCCTGGTTGAGGAACTGCAGCATTATCAAAATCATATCTAATTCTTAACTTTAAATTATTTTGAGTACCTTCTGGTTCAATATTAGTTTTAACTTTGTATAAACTTTTTCTTAAACCATTATCACCATAATCCATATCTGGTGTTTGAAATCTAGCATTTATATTTGCTGCATCAAAATTGTTACCTTTATCAATTTCATAAATGTAACCAGTATCATTTGCACCAAATTTAACTTCTTCGTTTTGAGGATTTAATTCTGAAGAACAAAATTTTAATTCCATTCCTTTTGTTTCACTCCACTCAAAAGCAGGAACTCCATTTGAATCAAATTTAAAAGTTCCTATAATTCCTAATTGTCCTGATTGAGCTTGACCAGACTTATGATAGAATAATCTGTATTGACTTCTTTCTCTAATGACCATACTAGAGATAGTAAATTGTTGAATATTTTTTAATAGATTATTTATTAAAGGTAATATCTTTCTACTAATAGAACCAATTTCAACATCATCAATTCTCGCTGTACCAGCAACTGTTCTTAATCCATCAGGTGCTAAGAAGATTAAATCTCCACCTATCTCCTGAATTGAATTTCCATTTACACAACCTATATTTTTGGTTATAGACTTAAGTATAGGGGTAGAATCAAGACTTGTCAACTCAAAGATACTATTTTTACAGAATATAATTAAGCTATTTCTAAAGACTTTTATACCTACAATTATATCTCCAACATCTATTTCACCTGCTGAAGCTCCTGCAAAGTCATATGGCTTTAATCTAGTACTATAAGCTACTGTACTTGTTGAAGCTGTTTGTCCTGCTACAACTAATCTTTCTGAAAATATACCACATACTTTAGGATTAGTAGGAGCTGACCTTTCTAATTCTTCAAAGTAATAAGTATTAGTTCCACCTGAAACTGTTATTTGAAACTCTGCTATTTTATTAGTACCATCAGTAATATACAAAGTACCATAATCACCATCTGATTCATAAAAATCAAATTGATTATTAGATTGATTACTTCTTGTAATAGTAGTTGCAGCAGCTAAAGCTGTGCCTAATATACCACTTTTTTTTACAGCTTGTCCTGAAACTGTAGAAGCAACATTATAATCTAAAGTTAATACTGTATTACTTGTTATAGATAATACTCTATAATTAATATTATTAATTTGTATTCTATCATTAGCAGCAAACTCAGTTGTAAATGATGTACCAGTTCCTGTAACTGTAGGTGAACCAGCAGTAACTGCTACTGTTCCTGTTTGAGATACATAAGTATTTTTGTTAACTTGTAACCAATTAATTCCATTATCTGACCAATAAATATTTGTACCTTGACAAGCTACTACTCCACCTGCATAAGGTATTAATCCTGTTATTGCATCTAATTGAGAACCTGAAGGAATAGCTGCACTTGCACCACCCCATTTAGTATAACCATTAATTCTTCTATAACCACCTGTTGTAGATGATTCAAAATTTTCTAATATAGTTGCAGCACCTGGAGTTCGAAATAAAGCATGAGAACTTGATACTAAATCTAAACCTCCTGCAACAGTAATGGAAGCTCCTTGTGTTGGCATAATTTATTATCCTATGGTAGTAAGTAAGTAAACCTTACATCTGACATATATTGTGGCTGTGGTGAATTTAAATTATCAGCCATATTTTGTAATCCTTTTTTATATTCATCTAAAGCTAATTGTGATTGTGCAATGTTATCTTTAAATTGATATAAATAATATCTAGCTCTTGCTAGTAAAACTGGTTTGTATTGTTCTGGAAATAAAACTGTATCTGCATCTGCTGATAAAGCAGTAGGTCTATTGTATGCAAAGAAATGAATATTATAAACTTTATCTGGTATTGGAGATAATCCAAATCTTCTACCATCTGAACTTCTTATAACTCTTAATGGAGTTGCATAATTACTTTGTCTAGCTGCAGATTCTTCAGCTTCTGCATAGTTACTTCTCCAAGTAGTTAAAGTTGTAAAAGGTAATTTGTTAATTGTAAAAGGAGAATTAGTATCTACTAGAGTAAACATATCCCAATTTACTGAATCAAAATCTGAATCTACATTTGCAGAACCAGCTTTTAATAAATAAAATCTTTGACCAACTACTGTTTGTACAATAGTATTACCATAGTATGGGTCATCAGGTACATCAGCACTAAGCCAAGACCAATCATCAACAGCATCTACAATATCAAAGTAAGCTCTGTTAACTACATTAGCTACTTGTTTTTGTATTCCTACTGCACTTGCAATTGTTGAAACTTCTGGTTCATTTAGTTCTACTAATAATTCGTTTACTAATGTTTTATAATCTTTTGCCATTTAACAGTTCCATGCTCTTAGTGATTTATTAATTCTTGAATTAGGGTCTCTAGCAGTTTTTTTAGAAGTCAATTTCTTTTTCATTCCTTTCATTCTTGCACAAAAACTTTTTCTTCTTTTGTTTCCTACAACTTTACTAGGAGCTTTAAGATTTCTTTTCTTACCAGTTTTTGTTCGACCCTTATTGTAAGATGCTCTACCTTTTGCATTTAGACCACCTTTAGGATTCTTGCCTTCTTTCCTAGTCCATGCAGGAGATGACATTAATCCCATAATTATTATTTCTTTTTGTAATTTTTTTTATCTTTTTTATCTTTACTAATAGTGATAATCATAGTTCCACCATGTCCATATTTTTTTCTTTTAACTTTTCCACCATGTTTCATCATTGGTTTCTTTTTCATTCCATATCCTGGCATATTAATTCTCCTATTATAATATTATTGCAATAACTAAAATAATACCAACAGCTATCACTAATTTTTTATGTTCTGTTATTAAATGACTCCATTGTCTTTTAATCTTAAATTGTATTGCTTTTAATTTTTCCATAATATTTCCTTATTATTAAATGATAGGGGATATTTCTACCCCCTACCAAAGTTATGATTAGTCTACGAAAACCATACAAGAGCCGACTGCGTCACCTCTTAATAATTTTCTTCCATATACATGAAGACCTCTAACTACATCTGCGAATGTAGTAGGACTTCTGAATGTTTCAACTGTGTTCATTGCTGAAGCAGCAGCCATTCCACTCATGTGTCCGAACATACATACTGGGTGATTCCCTGCTGGGTATCCACCACCATTATGTTTTTGAAGGTTGTTAGATTTGTACATTTGAAAACCTCTAACTAAACCAGAAGCAACTAGACCATTTCTTAAAGAACCTTTACCTGCATTGAAATCAATCGATAAAAGTTTAGAAGAAGTATCTGCTAATTGGTTGTAGAATGAAGGAGCTGCAACCCACCATCTATTATCTTCAGCATTGTTTGCTTCATCCATGACTTGAGCTGCGTCATTCATAATAGTTAAAGGGTCAACTTCACCTGCTGCGTGACCTATATCAATAGGAGCAGCAAGACTACCAAACTTACCAGCTCTCGCTGCAGTTGTTAGTGTTCCAGTACCTGCTGTTCTAGCTTCTGTATCCATATGAGAAAGAACTTCAGTATCCATTACATCTTTCAATTTGTAAGCTGCATTATCTGAAGCTATTGATTGAAAGTTAATGTGACCGAATCTTTTTTCTAATGAATCGATTGCAAATTGAAATGCATTTGCTTTATCTATAACTAGAACTAACTCTTCGTCTGTTAATAGAGTAGCATTAGCAGAGATATCTTTTGCTCTGTCGTATGCTACTGTTGAGATTTGTGGTTCTTTAACAATGTTAACTGTATCACCGAATGATTTAATTTCACCCATGTAATCAGTATTACAGATTGCTTCAACTGTAGAAGCTTTTCTGAATGCTATCTGAACCTTTTTACTGTAGATTTCAGGAACCCAAAACTGGTTTGCCTGACCTGCTGTAGCTGGATTAAAGTTAGCACCAGCTGCGTAAAAGTGTGCCATAATTGTTTTTCCTTTTTATTTGTTTACTTGTTGATAAAATAAGAAAATAAACTATTTATTAAAAAGTCTACCTTCTCTTTGAGCTGTCACAATATCTTTTTCATATTGTTCAAACTCAGCATCAGACATATTCTTAATATCTGATACATTGAAAGTCTGCTGTCCACCTGTTGGTTGTCCAATTTGTTCTTTAGTTTTAACTAACAAATCAGCACCTACATTAGGTTGCTTTCTTTCAGTAGTAGTTTTTTTATCTAATCCAAGTCCTCGGTCTTTCTTATACAGGTCGACTGCTCTTGCTGCAAGTTTACCATTATTGTTGTTCTCATAAATCCAAGATTTAATTTCCATTGGCTGTTCATCTGCCCAGTTATGAAAATCATCTGATTCTTTAATATCATTAAAGTCTGGATGAAGTTTCGATAACTCTAATTGAGCTTCACGAGCTGCCAAAGTATCATTCTTTTTCTTAAGAGCTTCAACTTCTTCTTGTAAACTTGTCATCTCATTACGAGATTGCAAGTGAGATACAGTTTCTACAACTCCATATATGTCAGGATATTCTTCTTTGAAGACTTTTAATTCTTCTTCAGATTTAGGTGGAGTATACTTTGGTCGGTTTGCTTGAAGCTGTGCTTTAAGGTCTCCTTCTTTGGCATTCCAATCACCTAACTTCCTATCATAATATCGTTTTAGGTCGTCATATCTTTTTTTGTAGTCAACTTTTGAATAAGGTTTAGTATCAGCAGTATTAAGTGCTGACTCCTGTAAAGACTTATCCGAAGTAGCCGAATTTAATTCAGTATTAACATCTGGGTTAACATTACTGTTAGTAGCATAGTTAAAACCTGTACTAATATCGGTGTTGGCATCTGCTGGTCCTTCGTCTGCACTCCGAAAAGTTTTTGGCATATCTTCTTCTTTATGCCAATATTTTTCTTTGTTATAAGGATTCGCTTTGACTTCCTTAGTTTGTCCTTCGTCTTCTTTCATATGTCCTCCTTTAGGGCTTCTTTAACTGTGAAGGTAGCTAAAATTTGGTTATTGATTGAAAACAAAACTACAAGGGCTTTTATTTCTAAAAGGTAGCTTGTTTATTCTTAGAGTACCACTCTAAAAATTCTGTTATGCCATTAAAGAATCTGTTTCTGCAACTGCTGCAGCATCTTCTTCTTGGCTTACTTGTCCAGCATCATAACTTTCTTCTGCTTGTTTCATCATTTTTCTTAATTTGTCTACACCAATATTCT